TCTGGGACAGGGCCGTAAAGCATAGTGGTTTCTCAAGATTATATCTTGCAGGAACCCTGTCCCAGTCGCGAGGCTCCGGGACACCTCCTCCGTTGGTCGTCTTACGATCCAAACGGAAGTTTATTCTGTCGGTGGAAAGTCCACCCCCAGAAATATCAAAAACCCAACGCGCTCTCTTCGAGAGTGCGATGGATGACGTGATCGGGAGTATTCCCGACCATGTCTTTACAGGACTGTCTACGAAAGCTCGTATTACAGTCACAGGCTCTGCCTGTTGGGAAGCCAACAGGAGAGAGGGCGGAACCGCCCAAGCCATACTTGACCTTATGGCCAAGTATGAGAACATGCCCATTCCCATAAGGGACATGGACACGATGAAAATACTCGAATTCAAATCAAAGGATTCGTTCGAGTCTATCGGCACCGCGGTATTCCACGCGTGCCTGGATGAAGTTCTACACATGTCTGTGGAAGAACTCAGATCGGTTCACTTGACCATTGTCAAGGAACCGGCTAAAGCCCGCGTGGTCACAAAGGGCCACGCGGCGTTGAAGATTGTGTTAGACACAGTCTCCAAAATATGCTCTTACCCACTTAAGAAGGGGGTGAAGAGTTCATCTTCCGGTATGGGTAAATCCCATCACGGATGGAATCTTTTCAAGGATATGTCCTCTGAAGAGATGTTTGAGCTCCTATTTACGGAAGACCGTAAAAGGAGAGTTGAAGACCCATTCCACGATCACGTGGATAGGGTCCAGTACTGGCTAGACCTTTGGTTTAGCAGTACAGATTACCAAGAGGCTACTGACCGAATGGTACACGCATTTGCGCGCCCTATAGCGCACAAATGGATGAGGAAGTGTGGTATACCTCCACTCCTCATGGGAATAGTCCTGGGTGTGTGTTTTCAACCCAGAACTGTTTACTTCACCGGAACTGGTCCGTTGAGTAAACTCGGCCGCGCGGTCGACGGCACGACGAGGGCTTGCACTCTGTACAGAGGTGTCCTCATGGGTGACCCCCTTACGAAGGTGGTACTCCATTTCTCGAACATAAGATCGAGACGTATCGGTGAAGGCCTAGCCTCTCACGATATATTCAAGCACTTCCGAAATTCATCGGAATGTGCTGAAGCTTTCCTTAGTGGTACACTAAGCGAATGCTAAATGTCATCAGTGTCCAGGACACTGCATGACTACAACACAGGGCTCCTATTGGAGCGACCATATG